GAATATATGAATCAAGAGATAGAAAAAGCAATACAGGTTGTAAAGGCTTATAGTAATATACCTGAAAATATGAGAACATTGGAACTTAGAAATTTTCATTCAAGATCCATTATTATCATTAATTTAGAGGAGATAAAATCTGTCAACAAACTGTATACACTTATGACATTCTGTTTTGACGAGATGATCAAGAAAGAAAAAAGAAAATGGGCATCAAGGATAGGAATGAGAATGCTTCGTGGAAGAAGAGGAAAACCATATGGTGGTGAAAATAAACAATCACCAATGACAGGTGCTGAAAGACAAAGAAAGTGGAGGGAAAATAATCCACAACAATATAGAGAGAATGTTAGAAGACAAAACAGACAACGTCTATCACATTCCTAATCTTTATATATGATTTTACCTTATATTATTTAATATGAATGCATGCGAATGTTCAAGATGTAAATGTGAAGATCATGTAATCTGTAAATGTGATAATTGCGAATGTGTTAAATGTGATTGTTAAGTATATTTATTAGATATAGTTAAATACAGGTAAGTTTATATTAGTCGACGACGTATATATATTGGTTGTCAAGGATTACCCTAATACGGTAGCCTTCTTAAACCATTCAGTATAATTAAGGTTAGAAAGAGCGTTAGAGACGTCATCTAACCACTGAAAATATTTAATTAATAACGAAAATTTTTCAACAAATAAATTTATTTTCACTTTTCCTGAAAATTTTCAAATAACTTTATATACAGAGGAAGATAATAGTTAATATGGGATTTAAGGACCGATTCACAAATGCTTATAAGGCTTTAACGTCAGTCGATAAAGGTTATACTGAAACTACATCCAGACCAGCCATCATGCAGCCATATATGGCAACTGATACAGGTGCTAAACTCCCAATTTTTCCATTTCCATTAATTATGATATATGAGTTGTCAGATAATGTTGACGCTTTAAGAATTTCCATCGAAACTATCAATAGAGAGATGTTCAAGAATGGATTTGAGGTAGTTGAAAAATATAAATACAAATGTAATAACTGTGGAAAGGAATTTGACGGTAAACCATCTAAAAATGACTCTTTTGACAGAAAAGAAGGTCCACCAGAGGATACTGACTTGGATAAAGCACCATCAAAAAAATTAACACATGCAAATAAAATATTAAATAAGGCTGGATTGCCAAGTTTAAAGGAAGAAGATACACCAGCACAATGTGATGACTGTGGTTCAGGAGATATTGCTAGACCAAAACCTGAAAATCGTAAAATCCTACAACAATTATTCACATGCTTCGTCAATAATAACGATCAAACAATGGAAGATGTAGGTAGAATGCTCGAAAGAGACTTAGAAGTTGCTGATAATGCATATTTATTACTATTAAAGAATTATTATATTAATGATACTACTGGCAAGATTGATATAAAGAAGACTAAAATTAAGGAATTGATAAGAATAGACCCTCCCCAAGTAGCAATTATTGCCGATTCAGACGGAAGGGTTGGATTTGACGACAAAAGAAACGCTGTTTATGTTTGCCCAAGATTTGAACATAGAGATAAAAGGCTCACCAAACCACATTGTGATAGATGTGGTGCGGAAGCATTAAAAGCATTATTAGAGGTATCATCTGTATATTCAGTAGGTATACCACAACCAAAAAGAGTAATTTATGCACAAGGAGAGGTTATTTGGGTAGCAGGAAAATACAAACCAGGATTAATTTATGGTTTTTCACCAATTTATGCCTTATGGAGTAAGATAATGTCATTATCACATATGGATGAATATATTAGAAAATACTTTGATAAAATGCGTCCACCAAGAGGACTTTTGGTTATTGCATCAAGAAACTATGAGACTTTTAGAAAATCATGGAATACATTGGAGCAAAGAGCAACAGAAGATCCTTACATGATACACCCATTATTAGTAGAATCTGATAAAGGTGGAACAGGTCAAGCAGCACAATGGATTGATTTCACGGGGTCCCTAAAAGAATTACAATTTATAGATATAAGAAGAGAACTAAGACAGATTATAGGTGCGGCATATGGAGTATTACCTTTATACTTTGGAGAACTTCCATCAGGATGGGCAAATGAAGGAATGCAGGTTACAATTACAAACAGACATGTAAAGTGGTCACAAGACTTTTTAAAGACACATATTTTCGACAGATTGGCAAAAGAATTACAAGTTAATGATTGGACTTTGCGACTTAGAGAAGGTGAAGAAGCCGATGAACTAAGAGATCTCGAAATTAAAGCACAGGAAATTCAGAACAACGCAACCCTACAACAAATGGGATTCGATGTCAAGAGAACACATACTGGAGACTGGGTTGTTGGAAAAGAACCAACATTCGAACAGGTTATGCTACCACAAATAGCAATGACAGAGCAACAGGCAGAACTTGGCATGGCCGCACAAGAAGCAGACCCAGAAGGACAGAAACAAGGAAGAGGGGCATCTACAACAGGTAATGGTGAACGTACCGCAGGATCAAAACAAGGTGGTCCTATGAATAATAGACCAAGTGACCCAGGAGGTGCAGGCCAAGGTAGTCCAACTGCTGGTGGTAAACAGAGATCTGGTGCATTTAATTCATCACAGAAATCAGATAGTTCAATAGGACATACAGAAGATTTTTGGATTAGAAAGATAACAAAAGACGGATCAGTATCAGAAGATGACGCTAGAAACATGATTAAGACATGGGAATATCAACACAAGAAATCTGGGACAATATATTTTCCAACAATAACAGATGAAGAAGAAGAAACATTACCTGGATTGGCAGAAACTGTAAGAAGAAAAAAATCAAAAGGCAACCCAACATATACAATAAGAAAAGAAGGTATACCTGACATACAGAAAGAAGATGAATAAAATAACATTTATATACGGTTTAAGATATATAATACTACATGGGTAAAAAGAAAGTTAAATCTACAATAACAAAGAATGAATCAGACCCAAAAAATGATGTATATAGATCCATACGATTTAAATCAGATATTAAAACTCTTGTTGTCAGAACAGAGGTTGGTTATGATATGGTATTTGAAATCAACCCACAAATAAGAGTGAATCCATATGAGACAGCAGAGAATGGAACCCCAAAATTTCAATCATCACTTATATGGAATTTAAAAGGAGTTAGACCTAGAGGTAATGCCATGAAACAGGCAGATATTGAAAAAACTATCAAAGGCAGGTCATTACTTCCAATGGATGTAGATTGGGATATAACACAATTAGGATTTGTATACTCTAATCAAAGAGATCCTAATAACCATAAATGGTGGTTAGAAGCATTAAAAACAGGAAAAAAGATGGGTGAGTTTGATAGTATATTATCTGAATATACACAAACTATTTCATCTACAGCCCCAATAGGTACAAGATCATGGTTTGATGGAATTCACCATGGCAGATTCACATTGGCAAAAGACAATATAAAAGATGTTGTGGAGTTGAGTAAAGGTCATATTCTCATTAATGGTAATGGTAAAGGTAGGATTGGAGAAATAAAAGGAAATATAGTAATACCTGAAGAATGTATTCTGTTTAGACTTAGATTTGATATCAGAAAAAACATATGGTATACTGAGATGATTGACAGTAAAGGTAAAGTTTTAGGTGAACCTATGATAAGTAGCCAACTCAAATCAGATGCCAAATTCAAAGGACATGTAGTGCCTGATCCAAACAGACCAAAAGTATCAGGACTTATATTAAGAGGTGACGTGATAACAATAAAAACAGATTCACAACTAACAATGATTAAAGGTAAAGTTTAAATTACTATCAATCATAGATGATATATATGTTTGATAAGAAAAAAGATCCTTATGAGTATGTCACACCTGATAATTTTGACATGGTAAGACAATGTTTAATGCAGGGGCTCCATTCCAATGATCCAACAACAATAGTAAAAAACATACAAAAATTAACAGATATACCAGTAGAAGCAATAGAGGCAATAGTAAGTAAGGAGATAGGTGGTGCATTTGACGCATGGAAAGATAAAAATGGAGATAATCTTGGCTGATAAACTTAATGTAAATACAGGTGGTACTGCTGTAGGCGATAAGTTATGGAAAATGCATCAGAAAGACGAACAAAAACGTGTGAATAATCATAAAGAAGGATTCTGTTGGAGATGTGAAAGTAAGAAAGCTGTATCGGCAACACTTTTTAATGTATGTGAACATTGTAGACGTAATAGAGGACATGAATTTACATTGGTAACAGTTGCAGATAAAGGATGGGATATGTGTATGTTTTGTGGAAGATATGATTGGAGTATAAAACAAATGAATGCAAGATTATGTTATAATTGCCATTATAAAGTTAGAGAAACATTAAGGGAATTTAGACGAGCAGGAGGAACAACTAAAGTAGACCCATTCTGGAAATCTATGAGACGTAATCTTGGAAAGGACTTTCTATTTCGAGATGGATTTACTAGACATTTTAGAAAATAAAAAATTAATGAACTGCTTTTATAATCAGATTCACTCTTGGTCTAGTATCGTCATATAGAATATAACCCTTTATATGTCTTTTTTTATTATTCAGTTCACCTGATTTTACTCTACGTGCGATAGCTAATGTATGTTGTATTTCCATACCAGAAAATATAACTCTATTATGTTTAGGTTCAATTTCAACTTCAACTATAGGTTCGAAATTATCTTCATATTTTTTAAATTCTTTTTCACCTAGATCAAAATAAACAAGAGATTTAGAAAAATCTGGTTTATAACCTGCTGTACCTGAACGTATATCACTAACAAGAACTATATTTTTATTATTAATCCATAATGATGAAAGGTGGCTTTCAGCAACTTCATCTTGTCCTTGAGGATAAAATAACATATATTCTTCTAATGTGTCATATACATATACTGATGCGTTTGTCATTATTATTATATATGAGTGACACTTATATAAATGCATGGGATATAATGATTGTAAAAAATGTAAACGCATGATATCCAGATATACTATTGATAGGGAAGTAAATGGTATAGTAAAAAATTATCAGTTTAAACTATGTTGGGGATGTGGACATTTTGCGATATATCCAAATATAGTAGATGAGTTTACAAATTTAATAATGAGAGACCAAACAATAATAATTGAATTGATAAAAGGTAAACTATTAAAGCCAATTCTTTAAATAAGTTGTAACTATATAAATATATGGAGTTTAATTTTATAGGTGATATTATTGCAGGGGCAATATTATTCATAGTGACAGGATTATCAGCATATATATTCAAATATTTTAAGGATAAAAAAAAGGAAATAGAAAAAAATCAACTGGATATAGAAAAACTATGTGATAAGGTTGAAGAATTGAATAGAAGGTGTAAATATGATGCTGCATTAATGAGAAAGGCAATAGTAATATTATCAAAGAGATTAGACAAGAAAAACAAGGAAATACATCCAGATATAGACACAGCGTTTGAGGAAGTAACTAAAGATATCCTTACTGATGATTACTAAAAAGTTTATATAGGGTATTAACGTGAAGTGAGTATGGTATTCGAACTAGCTGGTCGACTTAGATATCATGCTCTATGGGCATACACCGCTATAGTTGCACCTGCCTTCTTATTGGACAAACTGCCAATAACAGACATTCAAGGCTTGGCAGCAATCCTAGCACCATTAGCATTAGTTCTAGCAGCCGACGTTGCAAAAAATAGAAACACTGTAGTTACATCTTAGACGTTTTTGACAAATCTAAGTATAACCACTCTATATTTTTATAGATATTATTATATATGATGAGCGATATAATTAGTCATGGTAGAACGATTGTTTTTTTCCAT